GAAGAACAATTTTTTGATTCGCTCTATGAAAATTAACCAGCTTGACCTGTTTAGCGGAATCGGTGGATTCCATCTTGGCTTTGAGAGAGCAGGATACAAAGTCACATCCTACTTCTCGGAGATAGACCAACACGCTATCGCAGTTTACAAACATCAATTCCCAAATTCTACTTATGTCGGTTCAGTTACAAATGTTCGGGGAGCAGACCTCCCACGAATTGACCTTATCACCTTCGGAAGTCCTTGTCAAGATTTCAGCCTTGCTGGAAAACGTAAAGGAATGGAAGGAGAACGAAGCAGCCTTATCCTTGAAGCAATTCGCCTCATTAGGGAATGCCGACCAAGAGTTTTTGTCTGGGAGAATGTTAAAGGAACTTTCAGCAGCAACTCTGGCGAAGACCTTGCGGCAATCCTCCAAGAGTTTACCAACATTGGGGGTTATAGACTTGAATGGCAACTGCTTAATACATCGTGGTTTCTACCCCAAAATAGAGAGCGGATATACCTTGTCGGATATTCTACAACCACCAAGCGAAATTGGAGAGGAGTATTTCCTATCGGAGAAGCAAGTCAATCAAATAGCAAATTGGAATGCGTAGGAGAAGCCGTTACAAAGTGCCTTACTGCAAGAGGTCAAGAAGGACACGCAGGAATGCAACTCATCAAAGTAAAGCAAATTGGAACTCGTACTGATTCAGGAGGCAAGCAACCCTACCAACAAGACCGAGTATATGATGCTGATGGTCACGCACCTGCTCTAAACGCAGGCAAAAGTGATTTGATTATTAAGCCAAATTACAATTACGAAGCAGCAAACAAATTAGTTAGAAGAAACACGCTAACCGAAGGAGAGGTTAAAGGTCTTGACTTCTACAATCAATCGGTTCGTGATGTGATTCCAACGCTAACTGACCCAAAGCACAACTCGCAAGGATTGTTTGATGGCTACCGCATCAGAAGACTCACGCCTATTGAATGCGAACGCTTACAGGGATTCCCTGATAACCATACCGCATTTGGCAACTACGATGGTGTAGTGAAGCCAATGAGCAACACGCAACGCTACAAACAATGCGGCAACGCAGTAACCGTTGATGTTGTGTCGGAAGTTGCAAAAAATTGTTTACCTTTATTCAAAACCAATCAACAATGAAAATCATAGAACTACTTGATGGAAGCACTTGGGATTTAGAAACCATCAAATCCAAGATGCACGATGATGACTTCTACTACGGCAACCTGTCAAAGAATGCCCTGTCATCTTCAGCTTGTAAATTATTATTAACCTCACCAAAGACCTACCACTATGTTACCAAGTACGGCAGCGAGGATTCCGATGCCTTCTCGGTAGGTAGGCTCGTTCACCTGATGGCTCTTGAGCCGCATCGTGTGGAGGAGTACAACGTGATTGAAGTCCAGAGCAAGAACGCAAAGGCGTGGCAAGAAGCAAAAGGCCAACGCAACATCTGCACCCGTAAGGAGTTTGATGAAGCTCAACGCATCTCTGATGCCCTACTTCGCAACGAATACTTTTTGTCAATGATTCAAGGCTGCGAGTTTGAGCAACCAGCAATCGGATTGATAGAGGGTATACCTTTCCGTGCAAAGGCAGACATCATTGCAGATGGCTTCTTGGCTGACCTTAAAAGTACGCAAGACCTCCGTGCCTTCCCCCATTCAGCTCGCAGATATGGCTATGACGTTCAAGCGTTCATCTACACTCGGTTGTTTGGAATACCCATTGACAAGTTCTACTTCATCGCTATTGACAAGGCGAGCTTGGATGTAGGTATATACTCCATCACTCCTGAATTTGTAGCAGAAGGCGAGCGCAAAACGCTTGAGGCCATCCAACTGTACAAGCAGTTCTTCATCTTGGGTGAGGACTTGGACTCGTACACCATCTTCGGTGAACTATAAGGAGTCGGATACGACCCCTTTAAAACCAACGAGAAATGAAAAAAATGTATGAAAAAGAGCTAACCGAAATCAAAAAGATTATTTTGGGGGCAACTATCGTAAGTGTTGAACACAACGAAAGTGCTGATGAAGGAATGATATTAACACTTGACAGCGGAGTCAAAGTGGATTTTGGTTGGTCAGGATGGTACGGCTGGTGCAAATTATTAACGGATAACATCAACAAGAAATGAAAATAACTGACGAAATAAAAAACGAAACATTGGTATGGGTTCTTGCATCAATATCTGATGTAGAATTGCAATCACAATGCGATATAGATGAAATTGTAGTAGAACCTTATGGCAGAAAATCAATGCCGTTTTACGCAAGTAAAGATTGGGTAAAGCGACTAACCAAAAAAGAGGTTAGAGAATACTACAAGGAAATTGAAAACCTTTAACACCAACGAGAAATGAGAGAGCAATTTATGCGTATCGCAATGGCTCGGCTACGCAGCACCTATCCATTTAAACCCCAACGCCAAGCAGTAGCAGCTCGTATGTGGGTGAAGTATCTTGAACGCTACGCTAAACGTGAGTGGGAGCGTAACGAGGAAGAAATGAACAAGCGGATGGACATCATTGGGCAGAACGGCAACACAGGAGAACACTACGAATGATGCTCTACATTGTCACGCCTTGTTCACGCCCAGAGAACCTCGCACAGATTCGCAAGTCCATCCCATCTGCCCTTACTTGGGTGGTGATGATGGATGCCTCTACAGACCACAAAGCACCAAGCGGTGCAAGCGTAACCCACTACTCAAAGAAGACAGGACATTGGGGTAACCCCCTACGCAACGAGTTCCTTGACCTATACCAAGACCAGTTCACCGAAAACGACTGGGTATACTTCTTGGATGATGACAACATCCTACACCCAAAGTTCATCCAGCAGCTTGAATCACTCCTGCATCTGGATGCTGGCATAGTCACGTGGGGACAGGAAGGAAGGCTACGCCCTACCGACCAACCAAGAATCGGAAACATAGACACCGCCTCTTTTATGTTCCGACCTACAAAGACCAAAAAGCTACGCTTTGAAAACATCTACGAGGGCGATGGTATGTTCGCACAGGCAGCAACAAGGCTAACTAACCTTATCTGCGTAGAGGCGTACCTTTGCTACTACAACGCCCTGCGATGAAGAAGCACACCAAAGTCTACCTCAAAGCAATGGGCTACGACACCACCGATTGGATTCCTTGCGAGGTATGCCAAGCACAGGCCGTAGACATCCACCACATAGAAGCACGTGGTATGGGCGGCAGCAAGGATGCTGACCGCATTGAAAACCTAATGGCTCTATGCCGTGAATGCCATATGAAGTTCGGTGATATTAAAATATACAAAGAGATGCTAAAAGCAACACACAACCACCACCTATCTAAAAGAGTTATTTAATTATGAAACGAGTACCCATCTCGCAGGTTATTCCCAACCCCACCAACCCACGCATCATCAAGGATGATAAGTTCAAGAAGCTAACGAAGTCTATCCAAGAGTTCCCTGAAATGCTTGAGCTACGTCCAATCGTAGTGGATAGCAATATGGTGGTGCTTGGTGGGAATATGCGCCTGAAGGCTTGCATTGCAGCAGGACTCAAAGAAGTGCCCATCATCGTAGCGGACAACCTAACCGAGCAGCAACAGGCGGAATTCATCATCAAAGACAACGTAGGTTTCGGAGAATGGGATTGGGACTTGCTCGCTAACCAATGGGACGTAGAAGCGTTAGAGGACTGGGGTCTTGAGCTTCCGTTTGACAATACGCCTGTACTTGAAGCGGAGGAGGATGACTACGAAGCACCAAGCGAAATACAAACGGACATCGTATTGGGTGACCTGATAGAGATAGGCCAACACCGACTGTTGTGTGGGGACTCTACCGATAGCGACCAAGTGGCTCGGCTGATGAATGGGGAGAAGGCCGATATGGTATTCACCGACCCACCTTATGGGATAGCCTATGACAATGAAGAACGATGGTCGGGAATAGATAAACAAACTTCTTCCGCAAAAAGAAATGTCGGTAAAATGATTCTTGGAGATGCGGAAGATTTCAACCCGTCATTTTTGCTATCGTATTTTTCTTATTGTAAAGAGATTTTTGTTTGGGGTATGCAATACTATCCTCAGCATCTTGGTCGTGGAGGGTGTATAGTTTGGAATAGAAAAACAGAATCTCAAAAAGATGTTCCTCACGCAGACTTTGAACTTTGTTGGAGTAAGCAAGAGAGAAATAAAATGGCTTGGATTACTTGGGGTGGATTTAAAAGCAAGGAAAAAGGGGAAGCCCGACTTCATACAACACAAAAGCCAATAGAGTTAGCATCTTGGTTTTTCAATAATTGGGGCAAGCAAAATGATTTAGTTGCAGACCTCTTTCTCGGAAGCGGAACAACAATGGCAGCAGCACACCAACTCAACCGCAAGTGCTATGGTATGGAACTTGACCCAAAGTACTGCCAAGTGATTGTAGACCGAATGCACAAACTTGACCCATCACTTGAAATCAAAATAAACGGCAAGCCGTATGGCAAATAATGACATCACTAAAAAGGCAATGCTTGAGGCTTTGGAAAAATCTTTAGGCGTTGTTACCTCTGCCTGCAAGACAGTTGACATCTCACGGGAAACGCACTACCGATGGCTGCGTGAGGATGCCGACTACAAAGCAGCAGTTGAAGCACTATCAGACGTTGCCCTTGACTTCGCAGAAAGCCAACTGCACAAGCAGATAAAGGAAGGTAACTCAACCGCCACCATCTTCTACCTCAAGACAAAGGGCAAGAAGCGTGGGTACATAGAGCGCCAAGAGGTAGAGGTAGCATCAGGCAAGATGTTCCAAATAGAGGTGCTTGGGGAAGATTCAGACCAATAAGGTATTCAACCACCTAAAGCGCAGCGACAAGAAGATAGTCGTTGAGCAGGGCGGTACTCGGAGTGGGAAGACATACAACATCCTGCTTTGGGTAATTTTCTATTATACCGACCAGCATACGGACAAAACCATAACGATATGCCGTAAGACATTCCCATCGCTTCGTGCTTCGGTGATGCGTGACTTCTTTGATATCCTGCGTAGCCACGACCTATACCGAGAGGAGTACCACAATAAGTCAAACCACGAATACTACCTCAACGGCAACCTCGTAGAGTTCATCAGCCTTGACCAACCACAAAAGATACGAGGTCGCAAGCGTGACCTATTGTACATCAACGAGGCCAACGAGCTAACGTACGAGGATTGGCAGCAGCTCATCCTGCGTACCGAAGGCAGGGCAATCCTTGACTACAACCCATCGGATGCGTTCCATTGGATATACGATAAGGTTGTACCCCGTGATGACTGCGACTTCTTCCAGACCACGTACATTGACAACCCGTTTCTTGATGCAAGCGTAAAGGCAGAGATTGAACGCCTGAAGGAAACCGATGAGGACTACTGGCGCATCTACGGCTTGGGTGAGCGTGGTATGAGCCGTGCTACCATCTTCCAGTTCGGAGCAACAGACGTACCCACCAACGCAAGGCTCTTGTCTATGGGGATGGACTTCGGATTCACCAACGACCCAACGGCACTCGTAGCCGTATACGAAGCTGATGGATGCCTGTACCTTGATGAGCTGCTATACCAGACAGGGCTAACCAACAACGACATCGCCAACGTGCTGACCTCGCTGGGTGTAGACCGAAGGAGTGAGGTGTATGCCGATAGCGCAGAACCCAAGTCCATTGAGGAGCTATACCGTAGGGGCTTCAACGTAAAGCCCACCGCAAAGGGTGCGGATAGCGTGAACGCTGGCATTGACATAATGAAACGCTACAAGCTATTCATCACACCACGCAGCAAGAACCTTGAAAAGGAGCTGCGCAACTACAAGTGGACAGAGGATAAGAACGGCAACCTGCTGAACAAGCCCATTGATGCATTTAACCACGCTATAGATGCCGCACGATACGCTATCTTTAGCAAGAAAAACAACCCCAACTTCGGGAGATATTCAGTACGATGATTTTTGTAGCAGGCAAATTAGGTGGTGTATTCTACCACCGACTCCAAGTACCATACGAAGACCTGATGCTTCGGGGCTATATGGTCAAGTTCGGGCAGCTTGATGAGCTGGATAAATACAAGGGTGCTATCACGCACCTCGTTGTCAATCGGGGCGTAGCCACCAAGAACCACCGTGCGTTCAGGGGGATGCTCAACAAGTACGGCATAAAGCTGATTCTTGACCTTGATGACTGGTGGGTATTGCCTCGCCACCACGCCAACAGGAACGCTCTTAAAACGAGCGACATCCTATGGACAATAAAGATTGCTGATGAAATCCATACGACCAACCCATTCCTCGCAGAGCAGATTCAAAAGGAGAACCCATACGTTCCCATCTGGGTACTGCCTAACGCCATTGACACACGCAGGGAGCAATGGACAGATATTGAAAAGGTAGAGGGCTTCAACGTGGGTTATATGGGTGCATTGCACCACGATGATGATTTGGCCTACAATCGCATCAATTTGGCTGGCCTTAACGCATACACCATTGAGTACTACAAAGCCTCGCTAAACGCTTCTAATGCGTTTGAACGGGCTGACCACACTACCTACGGCAAGTTGTACAAGCAGATTCACGTCAGTATCGCTCCTCTTGCTCCGAGTACCTTCAACAAATGCAAGTCTAATCTCAAGGCGATTGAAGCTGGTTTCACCAAGACGTGCATCATTGCGCAGGATATGCATCCCTACACGCCATTCCTAAACGAGAACAACGCCATCCTTTGCAAAGGACCAGCCCATTGGGAGGAGGAACTCAAGAACCTTGACCCAGCAAGATGCGCTGAATTAGCAGAGCAGTTGCACAAGGACGTGCAGTTCTACACCATCCAGAATATAAACGACACACGCCAGCAATGCTTCGCACAATAAACGTCCCCAGCGTATGGGCTGACATTAAGCTCAAGGACTTCCAACGCTTTATGGGGGCTAACCCCACCGATGAAACGGCTGATGATTTAGCCCTATCTATCTTCTGCGGCATTGACAAGGATGAGCAGAGCCTGTTCCCCGTGAACGAGATTGAGGACATCAAGACCATTATGGCAGGGGTGTTCATCCAGAACCCAGAGCTGCAACGCTTCGTGAAAATAGGAGGCGTGGAGTACGGATTCCACCCCAAGCTGGAGGACATCAGCATCGGTGAGTTCGTGGACTTGGAGGAGTATATGAAAGACCCCATCAAGAACGCCACCAAGTGGATGGGCATCTTGTACCGACCCGTTACGAAGAAGGTATTGAACCGACACGAGATAGAACCATACCACCCCGATAAGCACGATGGTGCTGCGTTTGAGGACATCACGATGGATGTAGTGCAAGGTGCGCTGCTTTTTTTTTATCGTTTAGAGATAGGACTGCAGATATCTTCTCTGACTTATTTGAAACAACAGGGGGAACAAGAGAAGTCCTTGATGCCCGAAGTGCCTTTGGAAAACGATGGGGATGGTATGCAGTCCTCCATCAGCTTGCTGCAGGGGCTATACAAAATCTTGACAAAGTAACCGAGCTACCCTTGTACCAATGCCTGACGTGGATAACCTACGAGGCGGATAGGGCAAGACTTGAGCAGACCATATCACGACAACGTACCCGATAAGTGGTTTTCTATTTATGAAGTACGGCTACTATCAAGTGTGTGAGGCTCTGCAATCAGCAGCCGAATCCGCATCATACGTCAACTCGGTAACGTGGGGCAACATCTTTGACGTTGATATGCGCAAGATGACCCTGTTCCCCCTATGCCATATCCTCACGGGAACGGCTGA